GTGGTACGGATTAAAGGTGAAGATCAAATACTTAATCCTATTATTGCTCCGCAACAGATGATGACTATGCAAATGAATATGGGAGCAGGTAACGGTGATTATCAAGAGAAAGAGAGTGAAGAAGTTGAAAAATCAGATCCCATTGCTGAAGCGTTAAGTAGAGAAGTTGATAAATTCTTTGAAATAAAATAATAGGTAAAAATATTTTTATTATCTTTACACAATGAAAGAGAAAGTAAATAAGACGATTTTAGGTGAAGATGATTTTGCATCCTTTCCTGATATGAGGAAAGCTCAAGTAGAGCGTATTCTTAGCTGTTATACAGAAGAATCAATCAAGAAATCTACTGATACAGATCGTGATGAATTTACAGGTCCTCAGAAAGGACAAAATAAACTCCGTGCTGATGGAAATGGATTTGATAATAAAAACATTACTCAAGAATCTGAACCTTATCTCCATCACAAACTGATGGCAGGTTACCATAGAGCAACTGCTGATGAATTGAATCAAGAATCTTTGAAACTTAATACAGGTACTGATGAGGAAACTCTTAGTGCAGCTAAAACGAAGAAAGCAGAAGCAAAACGTCATAATGAACTAGCTGATCAACATCGTGAATTAGCCAAGGCAGTACATGATGAAAAGAAAAATGGTAAATGGAATGATACTATTCCTACTAAAAAACAAGCTATTGCTTATGGATCAAAACAATCTAAAGCAATAGATAAGAAAACAGCTGGAGGTAAAGAATCTGAAAAGGATTATGAAGATGTAAAGAAATCAGTATTAGCTGATATTCAGAAAGGTGATATTAGTTATAAAATGTCTTCATCTTATGGAGGTGATCAACCTATTCTCTTTACAAAGAAAGGTTCTGAACTGAAAGAAACTTCTAAGATAAAGAAAGTTCAACTTGATGAAAGACTCGCAGCTACTCAAACTGAACTAACAGTACTTAAAACCAATCTTGAAGAAGAAGGAATTAAGTTTATTGCAAACGGCAATTCAAACAATCCTAATCCATGTCCTGTATATCAGAAAGATATGGATAAAGATACTGAGTCATTATTCTATAAGTATCAAGATTTGCTTTATAGATACAATGATCTCAGATGTGATATCAAAGCATTAGAGATTATAATTGAAAATGCAGAAGATAATAAAAACTATACTTGCAGCATTGGTCAGTTAATATCACTTGAGAAGGCTCAAGAGAATGATATTGAGAAGGGTGAGAAGCTTAAAAAATCTTTTGAAGCACTTGGTCTTTCTAATTTAGAAGATAATGATTTGTTTAAGGCTGAAGGAAGTAAAGGTGGCAAGGTTATTGGTCATACTAAGTCAGGTAAGCCTATTTATTCACATAAAAATGCGAAGCATTCTGATTATGAAAATTTTACAAGTGCTGAACATCGCGAAGCATCTGATATACACTATACTAAAGCAGACGAACACGCAGCTAAAGTAGGTGACGATAAAGATGATATGAATCCAGATTTTCAAGCCTTTATGCATCAGAAAAATAAAGCAGAAGGACATGAAAAAGAAGCTAAAGAAAAGAAAGGCTTAAAAAAATCTGAAGCTTACAACATACTGATGAAGCAAATAAACATTATTTAACAGCAAAAGAAGAAAAATAATCATACGATATTCGGTTAAATAATAAATAACGCGACAATGATAGATTACAGATTTACAGGATGGATAAAAGACCAACGTATAGACGTTCGTTTCCGTACTGATGCAATACTTCCAACTGATGATGCATTTAACATCCTGCAAATTCAAGTTGGATCTCAATTCATTGCTGGAGAAAATAACAGTCCGAGCAATCCTAATCTTGCAGATCCAAATGGTATTTATGCAAAATATTTTTCTGGATATGAAGATCCAATCAGTGTTGAGAAACAATCACCTGATGGAGTAGGATTTGTATTTAAGAGAAAGAATTCAAGGCGCGGTGCTATGATCACATTTGCAATGAATATGGATCTTAACTTAGAGGCAATTGATGAAAAAGGAAATGTTACTGAAATAGTATACGAAGTATCCTTCTCTTCTTCTGCTTCATTAGCTCTTCATACTAATCGTACATGGCCTGAATCAGTTTAAAAAATAGAGTAACAATCGGTAGGAATGATTTTAAGTATAATAAGAGCTTCTGGGATTTATAAGATAACTAATCTTATAACCCAGAAGTTTTATATTGGAAGTTCTATTGATTTATGTAGAAGAAAAATAGAGCACTTTAGTGCATTGAGAACTAACAAGCACCACTCTATATTACTACAACGAGCTTTTAACAAATACGGAGAAGAAAACTTCATCTTTGAAGTTGTAGAATGCTGTGAAAAAGAAAATCTAATTAAACGAGAACAACACTACCTCGATACACTCAAGCCGCAATATAACATCTCGTCTTTAGCAATAAACTCTTCGGATCTTCAAAGAAAAGCAATAATTCAATTCACTATTGAAGGAAATAAAATAAAGGAATATATTTCTTTAGCTGAAGCAAGAAGGACAACTAAAATATTAGGTATAGAGAGTGTATGTAGTAGATTTTGTAATCAAGCTGGAGGATTTCGCTGGATGTATAAAGAAGATTATATTAAAAACAACTATACTCTTTATCCCTTAAAACCTAATGCCAATATTGGGAGAAAAAAGAATCATAATAAAGAAGTAGTGCAGCTTAATAGAGTCACTAATAAGCTAATAGCAGAGTATCGCTCTATTTTAGAGGCATCGAAACAAACCAAAGCATTTGAACTTAGTATTAGTAAGGCTTGTAGAGGATTAATTAAAAGTTCATTAGGTTATAAATGGATATATAAAAAGGATTATGATTCATTACACGTCGCCGTATAGTATTGAAAAAGATATAGGGAAAGCTTATAATCAAGCAATGAAACATCTTAATCAAGATGATTGGATGTGTTTTACCGATGCTGATTTAATGTTTTTAACATCTGATTATGGACATCAAATACAGGATATAGTGAATCTATATCCTGATACAGGACTCTTTACTTGCTTAACTAATCGTATAGGTAATAGAGAGCAACAATATAATAACTTCATAAACGAAGATCCTAATATTCTTAATCATAGACGTATTGCACTTCAATTACAGCGAGAGAAGAGAACTCAAGTAATTGAAACAAAGATAGTGATTAGTGGAATGCTTTTTCTTATAAAGAAAAGTACTTGGGATAAGATTTATGGAGCTCCAGAAGGTAAAGGATTACTTACCGTAGATAATCATATTGCAAAAAGAGTGTTGCAGATAGGAATGAAGATACGTATAATGCAAGGCGTTTATGTTTTTCACTTTTATAGACTAGATACGAACAAGGATAACGTATCACATCTCGCAGTTAATGGAGAAGTAACTCAAACTCGCTATAGAAGAGTACGAAGAGCATTTAATCAATAATAAATAAAAATGACACAAACTAAAGAATTATTACGTACTGAAATTATTCAACATTTAATCAATAGATATGGATATAAATCCTATTTAGAGATAGGTGTTGCTAAAGGTGAAAATTTTGAAGCAATTAAATGTGAAAGAAAAGTTGGAGTAGATCCTGATCCAAATTCTAAAGCTACTGTAAAACAAACCTCAACAGACTTCTTTGAAACTAATATCACTGGTGATGCAATCAATGGATATTCTCTTATAGAGAAATTTGATATTGTATTTATAGATGGATTACATCATGCAGAGCAAGTATATAGAGATATTGAACAAGCTCTTGATGTATTAAATGAGGGAGGAATAATTGTGTGTCATGATATGTTACCGCGAACAAAAAGAATGCAAGAAATACCTCAACAGCAAGATGAATGGACAGGAGATTGTTGGAAAGCTTATATGCGATTAAGAGAAAGAGAGGATTTAGAAATGAGAGTAGTCGATACTGATTACGGATGCGGTATTATAAGCAAAGGACAGCAAGAACCATTAAGAGTAGATCCTTTGACTTATGAAAATTTTATTCATAATCGTAATCGTTGGATGAATGTTATAACTCCTGAAGACTTTTTTATTATTTATTAAATGAATCATCGTTTAAGAGTATATAGAGCTCCCGAAGAGCATAAGGTTAAGTTGTTTTTGAAAGTATATCAAATATATTTTGATGATTCTCAATTGCCGCGTTTAGAATATATACCTTATCGTAATAGTCATTGTACAGTGTTTTTTGAAAGTTCAGTAATAAGAACACTTATTGAAACAAATCATCATAAGGACAGTCATTATTTCGGTGTGGTATCTTATTCATTAAGAGATAAGATTGATTTTTTACGTAGATCAAGAAATAATCATCCAAATATTGTTGATAAGAACGTTACAGAATTTAGACCTGATTTATTCGAAGCCCAATTAAAACAAACTACTCCTGATGTAATGAGTATACAGAGACATATGTCTCATGATTCAGTAAGTTTTGCTGATAAATATCATCCTAACTTTTCTTTATACTTTAAAGAGATAATGTCAAAGATAGGATATGATTGGGTTCCAACGAGATTTAATCACGTATTTTATTGCAATTATTTTGTAGCTAAGTCTGAGATATATGAACGTTATGTAAAAGAAATGCTTGCTCCAGCAATGGATGTAATGAAAACGATGCCTGAATTAATGAATAATAGTCATTATCCTAAACCTTTGCCAGATAATTTAAAACAATCTTTTGGTGTGGATTATTATCCATATCATTCGTTTTTATGTGAAAGAATGTTTAGTTATTTTGCACATATACATAATTTAAGATGCTTGCATTATTAACTTCCTGCGGGAGAACTGATTTATTACAACGAACTGTAGATTCTCTTTTTCTTAATCAACAAAGAGAAATAGATCTTCTTATTCATGAAGATGGAAATGAAATTCTTTTAGAAAGAGGAGATTATAAAGGAACAGTAACTGCAATGTTTAGTGAACGAAAAGGACAACACGAAAGTATTAATCTTTTTTTAAGAAAACGCTTAAATGAAAAATATTATCTTCATTCAGAAGATGATTGGGAATTCAAAAACACTTTTGATTGGATTACTGCTAGTGTAAAAATTATGGAATCGGATCCAATGATTATAAAGGTACTTCCGAGAGGAACAATAGAACATCCTTGTAAGTATGATTATGAAATAGATGGAATAAAATATGGTTTTTTACAACCGTGGAATTCTGTAGATAATATTAGGTGGTGTGGTTTTAGTTATAATCCTGGTGTTACTAGAGTAGATCTATTGAAAAAGTTTTTACCTTTAGATCGATATGAAAATAATCTAGCAGAACGTATTTATGATGCAGGTTATAAAACAGTACAATTAGAAAGAGCAGTTTATCATCATATAGGAGAAGGGAGGAGTACTCATGGATAAATTTATGCAAAACATATGCGATAAACATAAAGTAAAATTAATGTTTTTATCTAAAAAATTTTGTAATGATTATGCTTATTTTAATAGAGCTTGTTGTGTTGATAATAATGAAATACAGCTCGGTATATTTGATTGTCAGCAAAAAAGATTATTAGCTTTTTTTCATGAATTAAGTCATTGTTTAGAACCGCAATGGCGTTTTAATGAATTAAAATATGATTATGAAAAAAGAGTTTGGAGAAGATCTTTAATTGAAGCAATTAAATATGGTATTATTTTTTCATATCAAATGAAAAGATTTGCAATAATGTTAAATAATACATATAAAGATTGGGAAAAACAAAATTATCTTAAAGTGTCGTGAATATAGATAAAAAGATAGTGATGTATTTTATAAACTATAACGATAGTTTCTATATACCGTTTATAGCTAAACATTATTCATTTTGTGAAGCAATTGTAATGTATGATCATTATTCTACTGATGATTCTGTAAAAATTGCTCAGTCATTAGGAATAGAAGTAAGATTCTTTGGACAAAGAGGACAATTAAATGATCAAGTCTATCTTGATATTAAAAACCATTGCTGGAAAGAACAACGTGCTAAAGGAATAGATTATGTTATTGTATGTGATGCTGATGAATTTATATGTCCAGATAATTTAGTAGGTACAGCTCCTGTAGTTACTGGTTATAATATGATATCAGAGAATATGCCAGTGAGTAAGATTACTGAAATAAGTGTAGGAAACTTTGATAAAGGATCTTGTAAGCAAGCTATTTTTAATCCTGATGCAATAACTGAAATAGATTATATTCATGGTTGTCATAAGAATCATATGACAGGGAATATTACCAGAGAAGGAAGTTGTCGATTATTACATTATAGGACAATAGGGGGAGTACAGAGAATGATTCGTAGACATGCTGAATATAGAAGGAGATTAAGTCAATTCAATATTCATCATCGCTTTGGTCATCATTATCTTCAAACTGATAGTCAAAAGAGAGAAGAATGGGATAGGTTAATTAAAACAGCAAAACCATTATGGTAGAGACAATAGTGTATCAGGAGATATATTCATATCCTAAATTTCAAGCTGAAGGAAATGCAGCACAATTTGCTATACCTTTTGCAAAGCACGTATGTAAAGGTGTAGGAGTTGATGTTGGATGTAAGAAGAAAGAGTGGGCTTTCCCTGGAGCTATACCAGTTGATTTAGAATTTAAAGATGAATTTGAAGCCTTAAATCTTCCATATTCTGATAATAGATTAGATTATATCTTTTCATCTCATTGTTTAGAACATATTCCAAATTGGGTAGAGGTAATGGATTATTGGTATAAATGTTTAAGAAAAGGAGGAACATTATTTTTATATCTTCCAGATTATTCTCAAGTATATTGGAGACCGTGGAATAATAGAAAACATTTACACGTTTTTACTCCTGAAATTATAAGACACTATATGCTTCAAAAAGGATATAAGAATGTGTTTGTATCAGGAATAGATTTGAATAATTCGTTTATGGTAATGGGAGAGAAATAATGGTTATAAATCAATATCATACTATTGGTGATTTAATCTTTATCGAACCTCTTTGTAGATATTTTTATCATAGAGATGGAAGAAAACCTATTCTTCCTATTCATGATCATTTAATGTGGATTCAAGAGTATATAGATACAGCAGTATTTGTACCTAAGTCAACTTTTGAGTTAAATTATGAATCTATTGAAATTGATAATTCAGATTACTTACCATTACTTTTTGCTAATCAGATTTTACGTAAGTTAGATAAGTTTGATTATTCAGATTATGAAAATGTAATGTTAGATAAATATCGACTTGCATTGTTTGAAGATGCTTATATATCAAAAGAGTATAGAAAAGTTTTAGATCTATGGAAGACTATTGATTTAAGATTTGATGTAGAAAAGGGACATCGATTATATGAACATTTGAAATTAGAAGAAGATGAAGAATACATTCTTATAAATGAACATTCTCGTGCTGGAAAAATAGAGATAAATCTTAAAGATAAATACGGTATTAAGATTATTAAGATGGAAGCTATTGAAGGATATACAGTTATTGATTGGTGGAAAGTAATTGTAGCAGCAAAAGAAAATCATCATATAAGCACTTCAACGTTTTTTATAATGCAAGCTTTATATAACAAGTTTGGAGAGATATTTGATTCAGAAGTTTTTTTATATCCAAGACCTGGTGAAGATGGATTAAGAGGAATTAAGAATTTAATTCCATCTTTTAAATGTAAAAAATTATTTCAAAATACTTGAGTATCTATAAGATAAATTATTATCTTTATCAAGAATTAAATAACAAAAAACATGCGACATCTTGTAGCGTTCTTTTTAAGGTTATTTAATATCGTTCTTTCAGTTATTGCTTGGATAGGATTGCATTTTTACACACCTTGGCATCTTCGAGGTTATGTACGTGGAATTTCTCGAGCAGTAAAAGCTGAAGTGCAAAGACAAAAGCTTGGAGCTGAACGCCTCTATGCTTTCCTTTCACTAAAGACGGTATTCTAATAAAAAATGTAAAGCCTAGTAATAATGCTAGGCTTTCTTTTTAAATTAACTTATGGTAGCAAAAAAAAATACTAAGGCGGATCTAATAATTGAAGCTATAGAATTTGTTGAAGGTAAAGGAGGAAAAAGAACTGCTGGTAGATATTTACATCAAAAATATCCATTACAATTTCCTAACATAGAATCTGGAAGAAAAGCAGTCGCTTATTACTGCGGAGCTGGTGGTGAGCATAATAGAAAGATGTTAATAAACAAAGAGTATATGTATAAATTATCTGATTTACCAAAAAGTCAAGCTGAAAATTGGACTCCTTATATCTTAGATCATAAAAAACATCAAGATGTCTTGATTCTTTCTGATATACATTTTCCTTATCATACTGAAGCAGCTTTAGATGCTGCTATTAATGAAGGTATTAAGAATAAATGTAAGTTAGTTATCTTAAATGGTGATACTCTTGATATGTTTCAAATGAGTGTTTATGATAAGCGTCCTGATAAGCCTGCTATAAGTTTGGAATTTGAAATGGCAAGGAATTTTATAGAGTTGATGCGAAAGACTTTTAAAAATATTTTGTTTAAAGTAGGTAATCATGAAGAGAGGTGGGAAAAGTTTTTAATGAGAAATCCTGCTATATTTTCAGTTCCTGAATTTCAATTACAAACAGTTCTTCAATTAAAGGATGAGGAATATGTAACTGATAAAAGAGTGATTAAAGCAGGTAAATTAAATATACTTCATGGACACGAATTTGGTGGATTCATGAGTAATCCTGTTTCATTTGCTCGTACTATATCATTAAAAACAGGAGAAAGCACTATTGCGGGACATTGCCATCAAACATCAGAACAACCTTTTACTCGATTAAGTGGTGATATGATTACTTGTTGGAGTCAAGGTAGTTTAAGTGAATTACATCCTCAATATAGACCTATTAATCAATGGAATCATGGATTTAGTATGATTCATATAGAGAAAGACGGTGTTTTTCATGTATCAAATAAAAGAATAAAAAATGGTAAAATTTATTAAGTGTGAATCAAATAGATGTTGTTTATAAACTCGGTACAGGGTCAAGACATAACAATACAGAGTTAAAATATTCTTTACGTTCGTTAAGAAATTTTTTACCACTAAGAAAAATTTACATTATTGGATATCTTCCCGAATGGGTTCAGAATGTATATTTTATACCCTCTGGAGATCCATTATTAACTAATAAAGATGGTAATCTTATTAACAAACTCATTCTTGCTTCTACACATGAAGAGATTACTGAAGAGTTTATTAATATGTCAGATGATCAATTATTTTTGAAACCTTGTAGTTATGATGATATAAAGATTCCTTATATTGAAAATAAACATATTAGTCCTCCAGTTGATAAGAGACTTAATAGATGGGAAAGAAGATTGCAACGAACAATAGAGGAATTAAAGAATAAGAATTATTCAACTGATTGTTATGAATCACATGCTCCATGTTTGATAAATAAAAATGAATATCCAAAAATATTAAGACAATATCCTTATGAAGTAGGACAAGGTCTTTGCGGCAACACCCTCTATTATAACTCACTTGGAGTAAAAGGTCAATTAGCTAATGATAGTATATATCGTTTATATGATACAATAGAGAGAAAAGCGTTTTTAGATATATGTCATCGATCTAAGTTTTTAAATTATACAGATGATCTAGTTGGAGATGTTTTTTTATCATATCTAAACGATCTGTTTCCTGAGAAGTCAATTTATGAGAAATAATTTCATATCTTTATGGTATGAAAGAAGGTCAAAAGCCTAATGTAAAGTTAGAGGGGATTAATGTTTGCGGCTGTAGTGTAGAGGTAGATCCAAAAGGAAATTTTATTTATAAGTCTGATAATAATCCATTCAATTTAAATGGATTATTAAAGACTAAATATGCTGAATTACCGCGCTATAAAGCTATTATTGAAGCAGAGAAAGAGTTCTTGAGTGATTATAATAGGATGTTGAAACAATCAGTAATTGAATGTGCACAAGTCCTTTCATCCTTCGGTCATTAAAAATATTAAGAATCATGGCACAGAATAGTAAAGAGTCCGCTCAATTTGGAAAAAATTTTAATTATGTTGCAATAAATGAACGACATACTGCACCTAATCTCTTGAAGAGTTTTTATGGTGTAGATGTAAATATTGCTCAAAAGGAATTAGAAGATCTTCAGAAAGCTGAAGGCTCAAAGGGTGGTAAAGTAATTGGTCATACAAAATCAGGGAAACCAATTTATTCTCATAAAGAAGCAGGTTCATATGAAGGATTTACTAAAGAAGACCATCTAAATGCGTATAAAGCACATAAAAAAGCTGCTTCTAATACAAAAGATACGAAAGAAAATGTTCATCATACAGGTAAGGCTAATAAGCATCATGCTTTTAGTATTACAGGAGGACCTAAAGAAGGAAAAGCTGTTGAAGAAAAGAAAGCCGAATCAACAGGAAACACACCTGGTGCTGAAACGGTAGAGAAATATACTTTGAAAAAAGATATTGATTTATCAGATGATGAATTAGTTGCTAAAGGTGAAACTCCAGCTGAAAAGAAAAAGATTAAGAAAGTAATGGATGAATTTAAGAATGGAACTCTTAAAACATCTGCAGGTGAAAAAGTAACTGAAAGATCACAAGCTATAGCAATTGCTATATCAGAAAGTAAGAACGATGTTAATAAAGGAGCTATATCTGGAAGTACAAATGATAATAAAGAAGAGTTAGATGAGAAAAGAGAAAAGCTCAAGAAATCTTTTGAATCATTAGGTCTTAATGATTTAGAGGAGAGCGATCTTTTTAAAGCAGAAGGTTCTCGTGGTGGAAGGATTATAGGACATACGAAGAGTGGTAAACCTATTTACGAAAACGCTTCTTATAAAGAACATAAAGATTTTACTCCATCAGAACATCGTGAAGCAGTAGAGAAACATAGATCTCTTGCAATTGAACATAAAGAAAATGCTGAAGAATATGATAAATTAGCTATTAGAGCTGGAACAGAAGGAAAAGATGAAGTAATGGCTGCACATGATTATGCAAGAGCAGAACATACAAGAGCTCAGAAGCATCATCAAAAACAAGCTATACATCACATGGAGCAAGCTCATAAAAAAGAATTAGAAGAGGTGCGAGGAATAAACAAAGATGAACAAGCTTTTAGCATGTAATGTTTTCAGTAGAGCAAATTAATAGGTTGCTTGAAGTATTTCAAAAGCAAAATTTAATACTGATTTCTAGTAAGCTTGGTCCTGACTACCTAACTCAAACTGAAATTCAGCGCCTACAGCACTATGGAATAAATCCATTTCACTTATATGATAAAAGTAAAGATATAGCTTTACAAATGTTCCATTTTGGACTTATATCAGATGCTATAGGTGAAATAGATTCTAAAAAAATTACATTTGAAAACTTACAAAAATACTTTGAATCTGGGGATTATATACCTCTTAATAAGACTCAACTTAATACGCTTGACTCGATTAAAAAGCAGTTTCTGGGAGATATAAAAGCTAATGAAGGAAAAATCTTTCAAGACGTAAATAATGTTATAGGAACTAGCGAAAAGAAAAATAGATTAGCTTATGAAAAAGTAATACGTGATGAAGTAGAGAAAGGAAAATTAATGCGCTTAACTTCAAGACAGATAGCTCAAGAGCTTGCACGCAAGACAGGAGATTGGTCTAGAAACTTTAATCGCATTGTAGAATATATCTCTCATCAAGCATTAGATGAAGGTCGTGCTGCAATGATGGAAGATAAATATGGAAAAGATGCTCTTGTATATAAAAGCGTTTTCCCTGGAGCTTGTAAGCATTGTATTAGACTTTATTTAACTGCAGGTATAGATTCCCAGCCTATTATATTTAAACTTAATACACTTAAAGCTAATGGAACTAATATTGGAAGGAAAGTTGATGAATGGAAAGCTATTATAGGAACCACACACCCTTATTGCCGATGTACGCTAGAGTATTATGATATAATTTATAATTGGAATTCTAAGACACGAAGCTTTGATATTGCAAAACCAAATGCTAAAGAACTAGTGAAGAGAATTGATAGAAGACCTATTAGGATAACAATTGCTGGAAAAGAATATCTTGCATAGAAATTTTAATTATCTTTATAAAAAATCATTGATAATCGGTCAGTTATTAATCAAGTGATTGATGACCGTTATTTCAAAAAATTTAGGACAAGTATCAGCAATATGGGTAGGATTGAATCCTCCTCGTAATATTATGATGTTGTGGTATAATCAAAATAATAATCTTTTTTATTATTATGATACTACTCAAGATGAATGGATTCAATTAACAGGAAGTGGAGGCGGTGGAACTGGTAATGGAGTTGTTTTATTATCTAAAACAACTATACCCTTAGCACCTATTCTTAGATTAACTTTTACAGGAAAAACAGGAGGTTCATTTTTAAATAGTGATACTGTAACGGATTCTAATGGAAGCACTGGTATAGTATTATCAGCTACTGGAGGAAGTTCTGGCAGCATTATATTTAGTAGTGTAAATTTTGCTTCTGGTTATAGTACTTTTTCAGGTATATTAACTGATGGAGGAGTCACTGCAACTGCAGGAACCTATACTTGGGATGATGTTGTTGTTAATTTAAACGCGAGCGGAGCACAATCTAATTATATAGGAACTGATCTACTATTAACTAATGTACAAAATAGCAATGGTACTGTTAGAGATTTACAATTTTGGAGCGGTGCAGGAAGAACGGGGAATCAGTTTTTCAAAACAAATAATGGAATGAGTGATGCTTTATCTACTATTCTTTCTAATAGCTCTTCATATATTAGAAGTCAAGATGGAGATATAGTAGTGTGTCAAAATCCTAAAATATGGTTACCACAAACAATTTATGCCACAGTAGGTACAATAGATACAAGATCTATTGCTAAACTAGATGTATTAGTATATGGATATTTACAGCAATAATAAAATTTATTATCTTTAAGAACTATGAAAAAAATATTTCTAATAATTGGAATTTTATTTTTAAGTAATTTATTAATTGCACAACCGAGTAATAGATCTGCTGTTCAAGTAGATATTAATGGCAGTGGATTAGGTATTATATATAAGAATCTTTTTACTATTGAAAATAATTCAGCAGTTAATCTTATTAGTGATTCAGCAACATATCACACTGGATTATTTAATACATCAGTAACATATTTGAGAGGATGGATGACAATTCATGGAACTCCAGATACAATATATCGTTGTATAGCTGCTTCTCATACAGGTACTTGGGTAAGAGCAGATTTTTTTGCTGAAGCGAGTGGATTTGGAAGTATAAATTCTGCTAATTATATTTCAAAATCTAACGGTACAATTCTTGTAAATAGTAGATTGTATGAATCATCCAATATAGATTATTTAACAGGTAGCTTACAATTAGTTAGTGGAGGAAGTTATTTTGATTATACAAGAAATACTACTGATAGCTCATATATTATATTTAGCAATCAACCTGGTGTACATACTGCAATTCAATTAAGGTCGAATGGAGCATTAGGAAATGATTTCATTTCTTGTTCTTCAAGTGGTGGAATATCTATGACAACAAATGATGCTAGTGGTAATACAAATAGTTTTTCAATAGCTAGTACAAGTACAACCTTTCATTCTTTTAACGCTTCATTCCCTGGAGCACAATACGATATTGATTATTCTGCTAATTATGATTCATTATCTATTATAGATTATGAAGACTTGATAAGAGGCGTTAAGAAGATAACAGCAGGTTCAATTACAGGTTCAGGAACGACAGGAACTATTTCAAAATGGACAACTTCAACATCATTAGGTAATAGCGCATTCACTGAAACAACAAATGCTGATGCCTTTGGATTACCTATTCAATTACCTCAATTATCAGCTCCTATATTTACACCTAACACCATACAATATTGGAACGCAGGAACTACTTTTGGTTCAGGTACACAAACTTTCTTCTTGCAACAATCACAAGGTGGTGGTACAGGATTTAGGTTCAGGAATAATTTGAATACAGGATATATGATTATTGATGCTTATCCAAGTGTAGGGAATATTGATATTATACATATGCCTGATTCAAATGGAACTGCAATAATTAATGTTGATACTACACATAGCGGTAATTATGTTTGTGGCGTCAATTACATGAAGTCTTATGTTTCAGCACATACATTATCTGGACCAACCGGACCTACTGGACCAACTGGAAGCAATGGTTCTAATGGTGCAACAGGCCCTACAGGAGCGCAAGGAGTTACTGGTCCAACAGGACCTACAGGTAGCGCAGGTACAAATGGAACTAATGGTAGTACTGGACCTACTGGTGCAACAGGAGCTACAGGAAATGCAAATGTATCAGGGTCATCTGGACAAGTTGGAATAATAGGTGCTGCAAGTGTTATTAATGGATATGTAAATAATACATATAGTGATGGAGTATATAATGAATTAAATTTTACTTCTGCTACAGGTACTAGAGGAATCTTAGATTATCAATCAAGTACTGATGCTCATGGTTCTAAATTAAGGTTATTAAAAGAAAGAGGAACTTTATCATCACCTTCAGCAATAGTAGCAGGAGATACTTTAGGTTCATTTTCTTTAGATGGATATAATTTAGGATTATTAGGAGGTGCTAATTTTAGAAGTTTATGTAAAAAAAGTTCATCAGCTAATTTAGGAGCTGATTTAGAAATTAGTACTTCATCAGTTTTAAATGGATTAACTATTAGAGAATTAATTGATACTTCAGGAAATATAACTTTTTCAGCTTATGGAACAGGAATTCTACATTCAAGTAGTGTAGGATTATTAACGAGTTCTGCAATTAATTTAGCTAATTCAGATGTTACAGGTATCTTACCTCCAGCAAATGGCGGAACGGGTAATTCAACTTTAGCAAATAAAGGTTCTGTTATTTTTACTAAAGGTTCTGGCATATACAATAATGACAGTTATAATTTTCATTATGGATTATTAGCTAATACTGACCATGGGTTATCTATTAACTCTTTAGGTGATACTACTGGAACTGATTTAATTAATTTGGTTAATGGTCAAATAGATATTAATCAAGATGCTAGTGGTACACTCCCATCTAATGGCGGTATGTCATTTAGTGCAGAAAATGGTACTAGTATATCACCTACTAAAAGTAATGCAGGAGATTCAATATCTGGATTTCAGTGGTGGGGATATGGAACTGGAGGCTCATGGCAGCCAGCATTTA